TTGAAGGCAGGCGCTACATCAACGACATCAACGCAGGCATTAACGCCATGCGTAAGTTCCTAGAGCCTATACAGCGTGAACAAGACAGGCTAAAGCGTAACAAGTGGAAGCAGTGGAATCCTCGTATGGTGTTTACTCTAGGTAATCACGAACACCGTATAGAGAGAGCTATTGAGTCAGACCCTAAGCTAGATGGTCTGTTGAAGTATGATGACTTTATGTTAGAGGAGATGGGCTTTGAAGTTGTACCGTTTTTGGAACCTATTGTCATTGATGACATCGCCTACTGCCACTACTTCACTTCAGGTGTTATGGGCAGGCCAGTTAGCTCTGCTAAACTAATGCTGGCTAAGAAGTACATGAGCTGCATCATGGGTCACGTACAAGATAGAGACATAGCCTATGCTCGTAAGGCAGACGGCACAAACCTATTAGGACTGTTCTCAGGTATCTACTACCAGCATGACGAGGATTACTTAACGCCACAGACTAACGGAAGCTGGGCAGGTATATGGATGTTGAACGAAGTAGCTAATGGCGGTTGCGATGAACTACCAGTTAGCATAAACTATCTGAGAGATAAGTACGGAGACTGAGATGGCTCTCACTTACTACGACTTACTAGACAAGCTAAAGCTGCTAGACGAACTAACACTTATAGAGATATTAGACATAAGCTCAGAAGAGTTAGTAGATGCCTTCAGCGAGAAAGCCAATGATAAACTAGAACAATTGCAAGAGGATTTTAGACATGAGACTCAATGACGCAACACCAGCAGACTGGGATAGAGTACGTAAGCAACACCCAGCAATAGAGAAGACAGGACGGCAAGTCAGGAAACTCAAAGCTATCTATTGGTTGCTCTTACTGTCAATTCAAAGACCACTGTTATCCAAACTTACGGGTCTTCGCTTACTCCTACGGGCCAAAGTACTTAGTAGACGTAGTAAAGGAACCCAAGGTACAGGAGGTAATGCCAGATGAAGAGGGCTTTTAGGCCAGGACTTGAGAAGGATTTATCAGAGAAGCTAGACGGACATTACAAGTTTGAACCGTATGGCATACCGTACACAGTACACAAGAAGTATCTACCGGACTTCGTACACGAGGACAAGGCAATACTGATAGAGTGTAAAGGGTTCTTCAGGGTAGGTGACACACAGAAGTACACAGCCATTAGAGATTCAATGCCTGAGTGGGAGTTAATCTTTGTGTTGTCAAACCCTAACAAGAAGGCACGTAAAGGTGTCAAGATAACTATGGGAGAGTGGTGTGAGAAGGAAGGGTTCCAGCACTACACTGTAGAGACAGCCAAGGAGATGACACGGTACATCAAAAGGAAGAAAGTCTAATGGCCTTGACATTGGAGGAACTTAAAGAAAAGATTGTAATGTTCTGTGACGAAGAGATGATATGTGAGTTGTTAAACATTACCACGACAGACTTAGTAGAAGCATTTGAACATAGACTAATTAGAAACTTTGACAGAATAACAGAGGACTTTGATGATGAGATTGAATGACGCAACACCAGCACAGTGGGATGCCCTGAGAAAGCAAGCACCTGCTATTGAGAAAAAGACAGGACTAGAGGCATGGATGAAGGCAGCACACGATGAAGATGCAGACCTCTGGGAAGACGAGGAAGAAGAAGACATGGTAGGTGCGCCTAAGCACTACAACTCAGGGAATATAGAGTGTATTGATGCAATAGAGGAATCCATGTCCAGTCATGCATTCAAAGGCTACCTCAAGGGCAACTGCATGAAGTATCTGTGGCGCTATGACTACAAGGGTAAGCAGGTAGAAGACTTACAGAAAGCTGGTTGGTACTTACGAAAGCTAACAGCAATGGTAACAGAGGAGAACACATAATGGATCAGTACCAGCAGTTTATACACAAGAGCCGCTACGCACGATGGCTACCAGAGCAGAAGCGCAGAGAGCGTTGGGACGAGACAGTCAACCGTTACGTAGACTTCTGGAAAGACCGTGGACAGATAGACGAGACAGTAGCTTTAAAAATGTTTAACGCCATTCACAGCATGGAAGTCATGCCTAGCATGCGCTGCATGATGA